TGAACAAGGGTAAGAATGGCAATGAGGCCTATGATGACAATCAAAAGCGCAGAGACTTTCTTTATGAGCTGATCTCGTATTCGGACATTCTTTCGCCCCTTGGCACGAAAGCTTTCGAGATGTGGACCCAAGCCCGCTATAAAGAAGATCCTGCACGTGGTTTGCTGCCTCCATCGGTAAGTTTTGTCATGGCGCCATTTATTAAACGGCGTACCGACCCTTTTGGAAACAGCCCCAACACAGACACGTCTGAGCACAAGTATTTCCGAGCTGACTACAATTCGTGGCGCATGGGTTATCAAGTTGGACTGATTGCGGCAATGCAAGCGACAACAGGCATTCCGTTGCCAAACAATGCCGCGTCTGTTGCGCTGCGCACGCTGACAACAGGCTCTAACTTCGTCGTTTCAAGAACCGGGACGCGCAATTGGGCTGCGGTGAATATCAGGGGGCTTGACCCAGCACATATGTATGGGACCAGGAATGCAAAGTCGTCTGAAAAGTCTTCAAACAAGCCTCGCACTTACGCCGACCTGCTAAAAGGAGACTAGCTAGACATGAAGTCACAACCTGGTTACACTGGCGCGGGTGGTAAAATTTCCACTCCTGGGCCGCAAGGACTTGCCGCCGTCATGCGCATGATCGTTCAGCTTCCTCCTGAACAGCAGGCGCGCAACCAAGCAATGTTCCTTGACGCGGCGCAGATCCCGCAATCCGCCCCTGACGCAGAGAACCGTTTGAGGGCGCTGTTTCAAAGGCTTCTTTAATGGCAATCAGAGACCACTTTGCTCTGGCCCTAAACGAGATCGGCACGCGCGAAATCAAGGGTGCCCAAAACAATCCTCGGATCGTTGGCTATCACCAGGCAACGACCCTTCGGGCGACGGACGATGAGACGCCCTGGTGTGCCTCTTTTGTGTGCTGGGTCTTAGAGACTTGCGGGATCAAAAGCACTCGGTCTGCGGCTGCTCGTTCGTTCGAGAACTGGGGACAGTCCATCGAACTAGAGAACGCAGAGCCCGGCGACATTGCTGTATTCCGACGAGGCGACAAGCCCTGGCAAGGACACGTCGGGTTCTTCGTCGGCGAGGATGGCGACAGACTCCTCGTGCTGGGGGGGAACCAGGGCGACCGCGTGACCATTTCTTCATACCCAAAAGACCAACTTCTGAGCATCCGAGAGGTTTAAGATGAACGACAAAAAAGCTTGGTGGGAGTCCACCACAATTCTTAGCGGCGGCGTCATTATCCTGGCGACCGCGGCAAACGCATTTGGCTTCAGCATGACAGACGCCGACCAACAGCAACTCGTTGACCTGGCCTATCAGATCATCGTGAGCGTGGCTGGCCTGAGCGCCATTTACGGCCGCGTGAAGGCAAGCAAGCGGATTGGCTGATGGTTGCCCTCATTGGCAAGATCGTCGATCTGATTGGCTTTGTTGGCAAGGCGCTGGGGGCATTCGCTCTTGGCGTCTATGCCGTCCGCAATCAGCAACAAAGGGCCGCCCTCAATGACGCTGCTAAGGCTAAGCGCATACGTGATTCTTTGCGCGCTGCTACTCCTGACGAGCTGCGGGCTGAATTGCAGGAACGAGGCGAACTACGCGACTGAGCCAAGCGTCTGCCTGGCGTTCAATCGCATAATTGCCTCGTCCAAAGACACCGACGAAACGCTTCGCCAGGTGCTTGCTCACAACAAAATCTACGACGAAATCTGCTCGTGACGACCGTCACAGACCGTCACGAATTTTGCAAATCGTCACAAATTTAGCAGATATCCACACCAACATTACCAACTATTCACAAGTAGTAAATGGTGGTAATAACTGACAAGAAACAAAAATTACATGTGGTGATTCACAAATATTTTTTCGTTATCTGTCATAACCGCTATTGACTAGAAAAAAACTACAAGTTTTATTACAACAAAACTGTATATTTTTCTCTGCAAAATCAGACTGCTACAGTCAATAGCGTTGGTATAGTAGTGAAATATTTGTGACGATTTGCAGCAACAGCTATTCTGCCGCCAAGGCGTTTGCTGCCTGTCGCGCTGCGCTATCTTCAGGATTGAAATGCGCGTAGACCGTCTCAATCATCTTTACGCTGTTGCCTGTGATCTGTGAGATTAGATAGATCGGTGTGCCGGCCATGCACTGCCAAGTGATGTAGCTGTGTCTCAGGACATGTGATGTTGTTTCTGCTGGCGCATGCTTTTCCAGCCATTTGTTGAGCATCGGGATTTGCAAGTTGGGCTGAACAACCAGATCATGCGGATTTCGCCCGGCACGGGTTTTTAAAAACTCGAACAGGCCATTGCTCATGGGGGCAGAGGCGTTCTTTTTCTTGGTCTTTGGGCGCTCTGGTTTCTGGAAGTTGATGACCTTGGTCTGCATGTTCACCTGGCGCCATTCCAGATCAAGTATGACCTTGGCTCTGGCTCCCGTGTTCCCGACGATCACCAAGTAGGCCTCAATATCACGTCGCTCTTGCTCCTGAGCAATTTCGACCAAGCGCCTCCATTCCTTTATCGTAATGGTCCGCTTCTCTTTGTGCTGATAGTCGGGCATGATGACAGGCGAGGGCGCGCTACCTGGTTCCAGATAGCCCATCTTCAGAGAATGGTTGACCGCTGCTTTGAGCAGCCGCAACCGCAGCGCAATCGTTGACTTGGCCAGCGGCCGCCGAGAGTAGCGACCTTGCGCACAATATTTGACGTACTGGGTGTAGTCTGTTGCCTTCAGCATAGACACTGGCCGAGCTTCGTCAAAGTGGTCGAGAAGAGTTTGCTTGGTCGATGGCCAGCCGCTTTGTTCGGTGTTGGATTGCAGGACAACATCTTCTTCGTATCGGCTGAGACATTCGCCGACGGTAAGCTCAGGCTGGCCTTTGAAAATCTCAGACTCGACCCATCTCTCGGCCCAGCTTCGATCTTCAAAGCCAGTGGAAAGCTGTTTGCGTTTGCCGTCCTGGTGGAACTCAGCCACCCACTTGTTGGAGCGCTTGGCCTTAACCAAGCGCACGCTGTTCCAGTCTAGCCGTCTAGCCATTTTTGACCCTCTTTTGAAATTCGTCGTAGGCCTTGACCATTGCAGTCATGCACTCAAGATCGACGGCATTATCCATCGCAACGCGCCACAACACGCCCTCTGGCGTAACGCTGAATTTCAGCGGCCCGCTGCTTGATTTTTTGAATGATTGAAATTCTTCAAGCGGAATATCCAGTATCAACGCTAGTGATGATTGTTGCTCTGCGCTCGGCGAGAAGCGACCGCCGATCCATGCGCTTATTGTCTGTTGTGAAAGGCCGATTTGCTCTGCTAACGCTCGTTGAGAGAGGCCTTGCTTAGCGAGCCCCATCTTAATTAAGTCTCCGAGACTGTTGGCGTTTTCTGCTGTTGGTGACATTGGTTGGATTATGTTTGGCATGTGGAATGGTTCCTTCTGTTCTCTTGTGAATCTAGGTTTGGTTGTAAAAAATGTCAACCGTGCACTACAAAACAACATGTGACCAGGTTGACGAATGGTATGGCTTGTGATAGCCAAAAAAAAAGGCGGGCACTTAGACCCGCCGAGTTTCACACTAAAGTAACGGCGACCAACGCCATCACCAAAGGCCCAAAAGGACCAACATCATCATATGCCAAATTTAGATATGGAGAGCAAGCAAGGCCTTGTTCTTTCAAGCATTGAGTCGGCGCTCCACGCCTACGGGAGCCGCGAAAAAGACTGGGCGCATGATCGCTCAAAAACAGTAGGCGCGTCGGAGGTTGGGAAATGCCTACGGCTGGTCGCGCATAAAAAACTGGTCGGGGAAGAATTGCACCGGCCCACAGATTACGGATTTGTGAAGCGTGGTGACGTGATCGAGGACGCTTGGTTTGCACCAGCGTTGCAGACGGCAGGTCTTGACGTGTCGGCAGTCGGTCAAGAGCAGGTGACGTTGATTCATCCCGACGGACAGCTCAGCGGCACGCCTGACGGGTGGATCATTCACGAAGGCCAGCGATACGTCCTAGAGTGCAAAAGCCGCCCAGTGATTCCCGAACGCCCTTTGCGAGCGCACTATTGGCAAGTGGTGTCAAACATGGGCATTGCCCGAGACCTCGGCCAGCGCGCGGACGGCGCAATCATCATTTATATCAACCCGAGCCAGCTCAGCGACATTGGATTGTTCTTTGTTTCCTTTGACCCTGATCTGTATCAGTCGATCAAGGATCGCACGGGTTTGATTTTTGATGCCCAGACATGGACCGATCTACCTGCCGAGGGGCGGTCTTTCGGGGACTGCTCTTATTGCCCGGCACGTAAGGACTGCTGGTCCTACGATGCAGACGTGTTTGACGTCACCCAGCCTGACTTCAGCGAGAACGCATTGAAAGCCTTGGAAGGCATGGTCAAAGACCGCGTTGAATTGGCTCGCGCATCGAAGGATGCCGACCAGGCGCGCAAAGAGATTGACGATGCCATTCGTCGAACACTGCAAGAGCATGCCGTTGATAAGGTCGATCTGCCTGACTGCACCGTTCGCATTGCCAAGCGCAAAGGGCGAAAGACCTTGGACAAAGATGCTCTGATTGCATCCGGTGTCGATCTGGCACCGTTTGAAAAGGAGGGTGCGCCCATTTCATTCATTGAGGTGAAGTGATGGGCTGGGTCGCTGGAATTGATCCAGGCTTCCGCAAAGGCGGGGTCGCACTTATTGCGCCAGATGGAACCTATGGTGTCCACAAACTACCGATTGTTCCCGATAAAGGCATTGACGTTCGTGCTTTGTTCACGTTATTAGACAAACCAGACGTTTCAATCTGGATCGAGAAGGTTGGTCCCATGCCGCGGCAGGGAAGCGTTTCTACGTTCAGATTTGGCTTCGGTCTCGGGCAGATCATGGCGTGCATCAGCACGCTTGGCGTTGAGCCAAACCAGGTTCTTCCGCGAACGTGGAAAGAACATTGGGGACTGGGCAAGGATAAGGACGAATGCCGCGTCCTCGCTCAGAAAAAATTTCCAGACATTGCAGGGGCTCTCAAGCGCAAGAACAGCCATGATCTTGCTGAAGCCCTTCTGATCGCTGGTTTCGGAAAATTCAAGCAAGGGCAGGGTTTATGAGTATCCTTCAACAAGTAACCAAGAGCAAAATTCAAGCGCCTATCATTGCGATTTACGGGCCTGGCGGCGTTGGAAAGACGACATTCGCGTCTGAATTTCCAAAGCCATTGTTTTTGCAAACAGAACAAGGTGCCGGGTCTCTGTCTGTTGACACCTTCCCCGACTTGTTCACCAGGTTCAGCAATCTGATGGACGTTATGCGCGCCCTCTACAATGAGGAGCATGACTACAAGACAGTCGTTATCGACAGCGTGACGCGCCTTGAGCCTTTGGTTTGGGACGCAGTTTGCGAGCGCGAGAAGTGGAGCAACATCGAGAAGCCAGGCTTTGGCCGAGGCTATGTCGAGGCTGACGACTTCTGGCGCCAATTTCTTACGGCCTGCACCATGTTGCGCAACAAGCGCAATCTGACTGTGGTGTTGATCGGCCATGAGGCCGTTCGGACCTTCAACGATCCGCGTACCGACAGCTACGACCAGTATCAGATGCGCCTGCACAAGCGCGCTGAGGCCCTGGTTCGAGAGACCTGCGACGTGCTGGGCTTTATGAACCAGCTCGCTCACGTCACCGAGGACAGCAAGCAACGCTCTCGCGGGACGGCAGGCAAAACAGTTCTGAACGTAGAGCCTTCACCTGCTTACCAGGCGAAGAACCGCTACGGGATGAAAGGGGCCATCGAGATCGTGCCTGGTCACGGTTATCAGGCCTTCATCAACGCCTTCAACAACTCAATGAAACAGGACAACTAAATCATGGTTGCAATCACACTAAGCGGCGAACAGCAAGCGCCAATGGGGCCAGTGCCAAAGGGCGACTACAAAATGGCTCTTGTCGGCAGCAAGCAGAAAACTTCCAAAACCAACAATCAATATCTTGAGCTGACGTTTGAGATCATTGCCGGCGACTGCAAAGGGCGCAAGGTTTGGGACAATCTGAACCTTTGGCACACAAATGTTGACGCTCAGTCGTTTGCCAAAGACCGCTTGGCCGGTCTGATTTATGCCTGCGGCTTGCCAGGCATCAACGACACGGACGAGCTGTTGCACAAAGAGTTCGTTGGTTCTGTTGATCTGGACACCAGCGGCGACAAAGATCGCAACACAATGGCTGGATTTAAGCGCGACATGACTGGCGTCAATCCACCGCCACAAGGCTTTGGTCAACAGCAACAACAACAGTCACCGCAGCAAATGTCTCAAGCACATGCGCAGCAAGTAACTGGTGGGGGCGCACCGTGGCAATAGACGATCAGTTCGACGGCAGAGAGTGGATTGCCTCAATTGTTCATGGCGGCCCTGTTGAGGAAGCCCTGAACAATCTCAATGGCAAAGGAATCAACGCTCGTGCCGCTGTTGGCCAAGCGTTTGCTTTGGTCACGGCAGTTTTTAGCGCCATGCCAGAAGAAGATCGAGCTGAATTGGTCTGGGAATTTGGCAGCGCCGTTATGGACGCCATTGGAGCGACTGACGACGACGCTTCCCCTGATGATGGGGTTATCTGCGCGCACCTGCATTGACGTGCGCAGTCTGTAAACGTGCAGGGCGAGGCTTTGGCTTCGCCCTTCGCGACTGGAACACCAACAAACGCGCACCCACCAAGAAGGCTTGCAGCATGGATTGCCTAGAGACACTGCGCCTGGCTGGCCGCATGGAATTGCACTTTGACGAACCGGAAGCAGTTACGGCAGGCGGGAAGCGCGGCGGGAAATACTTGGAGATGATCGGCAAGTATGACCTGCGAGAGCTAACGCCGACAGAATGGTTCGACTTCTGCGCCATCATTTTTGAAGGCACGACCGATCACCTACGCGAACAAGCCAAATCACAAATCAAGCCGGAACCACATGTTCGCCAACCTAGCTGAAAATTATCTCGATCAAGGCTATGTCGTTCTGCCTGTCA